GTGGCGCGCCCAACAGGGTTCGAACCTGTGACCTTTTGATTCGTAGTCAAATTTTACTGCCTTTCCCGTCCGTGCCCGTCCTGCACAACCCTAGGCAAACAGGGCGTTTCGCGGACCATCGCGGACAACCAAAACAGTAAAGCCGCAAAAGTAAGGTTGCCGAAAAGTTGCCGGACCCGTCCCACCCACGTTAAAAAAATATTTTAAAAAATTTTGAAAAACCTATTGACAGTATACGTCAATTGACGTATACTTAGATCATCAAGAGAGAGGAGCTAAAACAATGATCGCCATCACAAACCGCGAGTTGCTCTCCACCGTCGAAGCCGCCTATGCCGAGATCGAAGCCGAATACCGGTACGTTGGCGTAAGGTTCGAGGATAAGGCGCGCGAGGTTGGCAAGATTTGCGAAAATAGCCGCCACAATCCCAACAGGGACGACGAGCGGGATTTCCCGGAATACGGGACCCCGGAATATGATGACTTGGACGAGCTTGACGGGACGAGCGTATGGGAGGCCAGGCAATACATCGAGGCCCTCAAGCATCGGTGCGCATGGGACGGTAACAATCGCGCCAGGGTCCTTGCCGATCATTGCTATATCGTGGCCGGCGACAACCGCGGCGTGCATGATGATCCTGACGACGGCGAGATCCTGATCCGCAACGCAATCGTGACAAAAGTGATCTGCTAAACAAGTAAGCAATCAGCCGTCCTCGCCCGGCTAAAGGCGGGGATGAGGTGAAACCGCAAAGGGGGGGCAATGCAATGACAAACGCGGAACGGATCGAAGCAATAAAAAAGGCGATGACGGAATATCAGCACATTGGCATCCGCGGCCTGTCTGGTGTAAACTATGATAAAAAGTATCGCGCCAACCAGATAATGAAAAAGTCATTCGACATGTGGGACCGGGACTATACGTATTCTTCGGCTGCAAAATATCTTCGCGGCACATCAGCAATTGACGTAAACGACCTGATGGATGATGACGAAATTCTTTTCGCCATCGGACGCGCCCAAACATATAGCGACAAACTTTGCTTGGTGGCTGGTAAATTCGCAGAATATGGCGATGATAGCCGCGAGGTGGTTTTAGCCAACGGTTGGGGCATGGGCGATCAGGGCGCACGGTTCATAATGTATCTATAATATGCTATTATCTGGTCCATATGGCAGGCAACAAACTTTGTTTACAACATCGACGAGTACCGCGCTTACAAAGCCGGCAAGGTCAGCAATCGGTAACAAGGTGAAGAAATGAGCAAGAGAGGAAAAAGAAAGGTTGACATTATGGATTATCGTAGCATGACAACCGGGCAACTTGATCAACTGCGTGCCGAAGCGGTACGTCGCGGGAATTTAAACGCTGTTTGCGAAATTGCGGATTTCCAGGATATCTATGGTAAGCGTGTACGGGTTGTCAAAGGCCGGAAAGTGCCGCTCGGCACGGAGGGCACTGTGTTTTGGGTTAAGCGGTATGACAACAGCAAATACGGCGACCCGTGGGGCATCTACTCAGTTACCAAGGTCGGTATCAAAAGCGATGCTGGCAACACCACCTATTTTACGGCTATCGGTAACATCGAATTAATCGCAGAGTGACGGGGCTGCGGCCCCGGTAATGCGGCCCTCCCGGCCGGGCGAAAGACCGGGAGAAAGGATGCTGCCATGTACGACAAGGACTTATTTGAGGCGATGATTGGGGATTGGCTGACCGATAACGCCCCGGAGTATGACGATCTAGTGGTCGATGACCCTGAAATGGAGGACGGCAGGTGGATTGCGTCGGCCCACGATGACAAAGCGGCTTACCTGTTGACAGACGATGGTACTGGCAATATTGCTATCAATTATGATGGTGCCCGTTGATAGCTGTATCTACGCGCCTCCCCCGCCCGGCAAAAGGCGGGGAGAAAGGAAATATATAATGCGCTGCATTATTAGCGAAACCCAAGAATTAAAGGAGCTCTGTTACCATGATACCGATGGCTACGACTGCACGCTCGGGACGCTCGATCTTGCCAATGCATTTGATGACGGGAGCTTTACCCCCGCCGGGGAGGATGGCACCTATCGCGTATCCCAGTATGTACATGACTGGTGGTCGGAGTATTTTGCCGCCGCTCAGGCAGATCAGGAGGAGCTGCGCATCCTCAAAATTACGTATGATCCTGCTCGCATTGATGAGATTGTAGGGGCGTCCTTTTGCAACGAGTTTGATTTCGGCGCTCACCATCGCTCATGGCAATCCGTCTTTGAGCATGTCCGCAAAAACCTGGACCCTATACCGCAGACCAATTTAGCGAGGCTCCGCAAAATTAATCGTCTGTCTCAGTCTCAGCTTGCCGCTGGCGCCGGCCTGAGCTTACATTATATCACCAACATTGAGCAATGCAGACGATCAATAAGCGGAGTATCGCTGGGGATTGCCGCCCGCCTTGCCTCCGTGCTCGGCATCCATGCCGAGGATCTATTGGACAGCTCCGTAGGGCAGGAGGTATCAGATGATCATTGAGGATCTTACGCGCCAGTATGAGCTGCAACTCCGCGAGCCATTCCGCGGGATATCTGTCCCCCCGCTATGGTTCGCACGTGCACGCGCTACATATGGGATATGCCTTGCCGCCGATGGCACTGTCAAGGATATCATCCCGCTTAGGACCGCCGAGAGCGGCAAGACAGCCCATCCTCCGATGATAATTACCGCCCCGCTCCCTTATGTCCGCTCCTCCGGCAGCACATCAAATTTTTTATGCGATACCGCCGCACGTTTTTTCGCACTCGCCCAGCCCGGCAAGGGGGAGCGGGGCCGTGACGCGTTTGACGCCGCATATACGCTCCATCATGCCGTCCTCGATGATATCGACACCCCAACCGCAAAAGCCATCCTCGCATTTTTTGACCGCGGCCCGCAACCCTGCGTCCTGTCCTTTGTCCCCGCGGACGCATGCGCCGACATTGAGCGCGGCTGCAATCTGGTCTTTGTGGGTCCGGACGGCTCTTTTGCGCATGAGGATGCGGAGATCGGCCTCGCATGGGTCCGGTACCGCAGCACCCAAGGACAGCTAAAAGGGACATGCTTGGCGACCGGCCGCAAGGACACGCCCATCGCGGATCTGCATCCGCGCATCAAAGGCCTGCCCGGCGCGCTTATGATGGGCGCGGCGCTCGTATCTTTTAACCTTGATTCCTGCGAGTCCTACGGGCTCGATGGGGCGGCCGGCGCTCCCGTCAGCGACTACGCCGCGGTCTCCTATACGACGATGCTCAACTCACTCCTTGTCAGCGCGGCCAACCATATCACGATCGGCAATACGACGCTTATATTTTGGGCGGACGCCGCCGACCAAGCATATGCGGAGGTCATCCGGTCTTATTTTGATAAGACCTTTGAGTCTACGGCTATCCTGACTGTCCCGGAGCGCTGTGTATTGGAGACGCCAATGCATTTTCTGACGCTTTCTTCCGCTACTCCCGCCCGAGCGGCCGTGCAATTTTATCTCTCCCTGCCGTTTGGTGAGGCCGTCCGCAATCTTGAGCAGCATCGTCGCCGTCTGCTGATCGAGCGTCCCGCGTACGCTCCTGACTATATATACCCGCGGGCATTGCTTGCCGATGCCACCCGTGCAGGCAGCGGAGTCCCCGCCTCCCGGTCGATCATCTGCGAGATGCTATACGCTATTATAGCTAATACCCCATATCCCGCGGAGCTCATCATGCAAATTTTAGCCTGGATCGACAGAGATGCAGAGATCTCGCATACAAAGTCGGCCATGCTCAAGGCGTATCTCATCAAGGACGCCAGCGATACCATCGGGGAGACACTCAATCCCGCTTGCATTGATATATCCTATGTCCTTGGCCGACTGTCGGCGATGCTGGAGTTCGCGGAGCGCGTCTCTGTTGACCCTAATGGAGAGCCCACCTTCGCCCGCAAATATCTCGTGGGGATGCTGCACCGCCCGCGGCATACAATGGCCGAGCCAATCAAACTATGCCACCGGCATATCGACGGCATGCAAGCGCAGGGGAGCCGCATATATTGGAGCAAACAGCTTGTCGATATTATAGGGCTCCTCCCTGATACCTGCATCCCCGAGAGTCTTACTCCTATGCAGCAATGCCGCTTCGCGGTCGGCTACTATCAGCAGCGACAGTACTACTACCGTCCCAAAAAATAAAAAGCCCCGCCGCCTTTCGGCAGCGGGGCCTCATTTACCAGTTGGTTTTATCCGTCGGGTTGTTTAGCACCCCGACCAGCACCAGCAGCTGCAGGACGCCTCCCGCAACCTGATTGACCTGATCACCAATACCCACATTGATCGCACCGACCATGAGCAGGATGCTCACCACCTGCGCGACAATTGCCGTCCAAAGGACGGGGCTTTTCCAACGTTCCATGATTTTTTCCTCCTGTTTTTACCTAACGAAATGTCCTATGAAGCCGCCTATTACGGCGGCCACAACAATACTGATTACTTGGCCGACGAGGCTGTCCCACCGTTTTCCGCCCTTAGCCTCGATGGTCCGCAGACGGGTCTCGTGGTCCCCTACGGTTTCCAGCACCGCGTCCACCTTGGTTTCGATCTTGCCCAGTGCAACGAGGATCTCCTGCACCTGATCTGCCGGCATCCCTTATACCTCCCTGACGTACTTGTCCGACATATACCCGGCCGTTGGCTTGCCGCCGATAAAGCCCGTGATTTGCCGCCAGCCGTCCACCGCGGTCAGCGCGGTCAGCTTGTCCCCGGCGTGGGCAACGGCGACGATGCCATACGTCGTCCCGGGCCCGCCGCGCACGTTGACGCTGGCGCCGGAGCAGATCGCAAAGACGGATTCTCTGGGCGTCGGCGCGGTCTCGACCGGCGCGGCCTCCGCAAAGACCTGTAGCCGCCCGTAGTGCGTCCAGTCAGGGAGCTGGTAGGTGCGGCCATCTACGTAGCTTTTGGCGATATGATCGAGCCCGGACAACCCCTTGCACTGCACCACGCCGTATGCGCCGCCGGCCGCCTCCACGCACGCGCCGGGCGCATAGATGCCGACATGTACGATCTTGCCGCTGGATTGCCGGAAAAGGAGGTCCCCGAGCTGCAGCGCCGCGGGGACGACCGGCGCGCAGTGGTTGGCGTACAGCCCCGCCGCGGTGGTGTCAAAGCCCGCCTTGACCGCGCCGGCCTGCTCCAATGCCCAACAGACGAGCCCCGAGCAGTCCCAGCCTCGCAATGTCGGATCGGCCCTGACGCGCGCGATCATCATCTCCAGGCGCCCGCCGTCGAAGTAGCCGGGATACGCCTTTGCCTTGGCGCGGAGCGCGGCCTCGGTCATAACTTGCCCCTGCCCGCCCCAAACATAAAGCCCGCCAACTGCTTGACGGGCTTTGTCATAAAATTGCTGTGCCGTGCTCACTGCTCATACGCCTCCCCTGTGATCTCCTGGTATTGCTCGATGGTAATAATGCCCTTACTGACCGCCGCCCGCAAGTCGTCCTTTGTGATGCGCCCAAGCTGATATTGCACCTGCAAAAACTTTGCAACCGGAGACACTTAAATCACCCCCAGCATGGATAGTAATAGGTCCTCGGCCGCCGAAAGGCGGTCCTCGACGGTCGGCGGCCCGGGCTCCGGATCGGGGTATACCGGCTCCGTCACCGTGGGCTCCGGGCCCCATACCTCCAGCACCCGCATGACGATCTCGGGCGGGCATTCGGCCGTCAGCTCGGCGCGTCCGCGGGCGCTGTTGATGTAGGCGCGCATACCGTACTCGGCGGACTGGATGGACACGCTAGACGTAATCAGTAATCCTTTGTCGATTTGCATAATGCCTCCTATGCGGTGTAATACTGGATGACGATGCCATACGCGCCAAAGCTGTTTGTTATATCGCTCGTCTGCACGATCACGCTCCCAGAGTTGTTGTACGTCAATACCATATACGATGTACCGCCTTGCATATAGGGAACGAGCTGCTTTGACGTTGCTGTTCCTTCTAGGTACCCAACCGATCCGGATACTTCTGTGGCGCTCACAAACGGGAGGCCGCCAATAATAACTTGTCCGACCATACCGCCAATGTTACTAAGTTTTATAGACCCATGTAGCGATATAAAATTTCCAATTTTTATATAATATCCATTGTTCCGCAGGTATGTCGGGGACCCCGGCGTGCTGGCGCCATATAAGGTTAGCGTCCATGTGCCCGAGGTGATCAACGGCACTCCCAGCGCCGCACGCGCCGCCGCCATGTCCGCGCCGATGCCGCCCTGCGGGATGCCGATTATGCCGTCATGATTGGGATCGTAGGTCGCGGCAAGCATGTCACCGGCGCCATCCCATAGCACATCGTGGTCATCATCGCTGGCCTTTTTAAGCACCTGACCTGCGGTACCGCCCGCGGGTGTCCCATGGATCGCGGCCAGCAGCGCATCTACCTCCGCGGCCGTGTGATACCCGGTTAGGTCGATACCGGTCGATACCCAGGCGGTGCCGTCCCAAACATAGATTACTGTCCCGGCGATATACGACCGGCCGCCGTCGCCCGCTGGGTATGCCGTCTGCAGGTCCCCGAGAGTCGCGTAGCTGCCCGCGATATCAAGCGGCTGCCCGAGGCTGTCTATTTTGCGGTATGCCTCGTTGACGTCGGCCATCGTCTGCCGGTCACCGGGTACATATTGCGGCAGATGCTTATAGGGTGTCATATTTGTGTAAGCCATTTTTACACCACCTTGCCTATGATCAAATATGAGGTGCTCACGTCGCCAAAGGGCACGATATATACACGGTCGCCCACGGCCGGCGAGTATGACGCCAGCAGCCTGCAGGGCTTGGGGTGCACCGTCCCGTCGTCGGTGCTGATGATCACGCCGCCCGATACGATCTGCTCGACCGTCGCCAGCGCGTGCCGGTAGGGCAGCGGGGCCTGCTCCTGCAAAAAAACATTATCCTTGCTCGACGTGCTCATGCGATCACCAGCCTTTTGCAAGTATGCGTCATCCACGCGCCCGCCTCTAGCGGCAGCTCCCAGACGTGCTCTGTGACGGTGCCCTCGACGTCAGGGTGCGACAGCGCCAGCGTATCTAGCCGCCCGTGGATCGGCATCAGCGCCGTTTGGACCGTCACGATCTCCTCGACCTGATTGGCCTCAAAAGCAATTTTGGCGACCGCGGCGTCGAGATCCTCCTGCGTCGCGATCGCATCAAACTGGTATATCTCGCTCACGATCCTCCGTCCGCGGCGCCCCGTGGACAGGCGGGAGACCGGATTGTCGTTGACGTATACGCTTACATAATCCTGATCCATGTCAGGGTTGCTGCAGATGCCGATAAAGACGTTTGGCACGCCATACAGATCCAGCTCGCTCTGCGTATCCCGGGCGATCACGGACAGATCCCCGGCGGCATATGTAAAATCGATCCGCGCCGGGGAGGGCTCCGCATACCGGGTGATCATGCAGACGCCGTCGACATCAAACCATACGGGGTCATAGACGATCTCCCGGAGCAGCGCGTTGGCGATCTCCAGTTTTTTGGTACCGATCTCAAACTCCCGGTCGGCGGGCAGGATCGCATCGGACGTATCCGCGATCATGACATTTGCAATCCCCGCGCCGGCCAATACCGACTGCACCGCGTCTAGGTACTCGGTGCCCGCGGCAAAATACAGCGGTTCGGTCAGGCTGTCCTCCTGCAGGATCACCGTGCGGTCGTAAGCCTGCACATCCCAGCTCGTAAGCCCTCCCGCCGTTGCCCGCCGTGGGGTGGATGGCACGAAAACGCCGAGCGCAAACTCGGCGTACTGCGGGGTCACGGTCACGGTATCGGCGCGCCCAGCGTCCATCTGCGCCCAGGTATAGCCCTTGGCATCCCAAGCCGCCCAGGACCACTGCAGCGCATCGCGCTGCGCCCAGGTCTCAAAAAGTACTGACGTGACTTGCGTCGCGTCCTCCATGCGCAGGAGCATGTACGGCTTGATCTCGTCGAGCAGCCAGTCCAGTTCCTCGAAAAGCACAAACCGGGCGGTGCGCTGCACGTCGGCGTCGGCGTCCATGCTGACCGAGCTGCCGGAGCCCAGCGTGACTTCGCGCAGTTTCGCGCCGCCGCGCATGATGTCGCCGCGGAAACTTACCTCGCGCTTGCCCGCGCGCCCGAGCAGCGCGTCGAGGATCTGCCGCTCGGACCATATCCCTCTTGCGATCGGCTCCATATCCTACACCTCGATCCCCTCGACATAGTCCACGACCGTCAGCGTCAGCGTCAGGTCGGTCGCGATCCGGTCCTGCGCGATATCCGCAGCGCCCAGCACCGCGTACCAGCGGTTGCCCCATTGGTCGCGGTACAGACAGGTCATGCGCCGGCGCATCAGCGCGTACAGCGCGTCGCGATCCGCGGCGTCCAAAAAGGATACGGACAGCGAGTAGCTCTCGCTCTCCGCGCCCGAGAATGTCGCGAGAGGCCGTGAGCGCCCCGCAAAGGTCTGGTAAGTTACGTCCTGGGCAAGTCCGCCCGAAACCTTGCGCGGCCCGCCACGGGTCAGCAGGAGGCGCACGGGAGCGTCCAGCGCGTCGACCGCCGCGATCTGCGCAGCGGTGACGGCGACGGTGACGGCGGCGAGATTGCCGTCCGCAAAAGCATCGTCGGCGTCAATGACCCGTACCGCATATACCGTCCTGCCGAGTGCCGCATAATCATCATAGGCGGTTATGCCCGTCACGTCGGCGACGGGCATCCCGTTGCGATGCAGATAGACGTGCGCCGCCGATGCCGGCGGGATCGTAACCCTCGCGCCGCCCGGGATCACCTCCGCGGTGATCGTGGGTGTGATCGGCGGCGTTACGGCGACCGTAAAGCCGATGCCCGACCAATCGCTCCACAGCGATGCGTTGAGGATGCGCACGTAGGCCGTGTAACTGCTGTTGTAGAGGTACGCCGTCACCTTATGCAGCTTGTCGATGCCCGATATCTGCCCGGTCTCATAGACATATCCGGCTGCGCCATCCTGCCGGATGCGCACCTGATATGCGACTTGCCCGACAGCCTGCCAACTAATCGTGGGCCGCGCGCTGTCGGTGATGCCGGTGATAGAGGGCGGCTGCGGCGTGCCGATGCCCACAAACGCCGCGGCGGTGCTCCAGGCTCCCGCGATATTGTCGGTGTTGTACGTGCGCACCCTCCAGGAGATGCGCCCGGCGGGCAGGGTATTGGCGGCGATCGTTATGCTTTGCGCCGCGCCATTGACGGTCGCGAGAGCCTGCCAGGACCCGCCATCGACCATATACTGCAGCTCGGCCTTGGTCTGCGGCGTGCCGCTCCCAATGATGTGCTGCCAGCTAAAAATGATTGGCTTGTCGACCTCGGCATAGACGTTGACCGGGCTGACCGGCCGGGCCGTCGATACAAAGTCGACGACCGTAAAGGCGTACCACGCCGACGGGGCGCTCTCGATCCCGTCGTCCGATGTAACAACGACCTGCCACTCAATGTTGGACGCCGTAAACGTCCCTGCGGGGACGGTGATCGAGCTTTGGGCGCCGGATACCGCAATCTCGGTATATGACCCGGCGCCGGCTTCACGCCAGCGGAATTTGGCGGAGCCCTGCGCGATCGCGTCGGTGACGCCGGAGGCATCATAGCCAAAGGTCCACCCAAACGTCGCGGGAGACTGGTCGCTGACAAAGCCGGAGGTCGGGTAGCAGTTGGTGATATAGGGCGTTACATCCTCGTAGTTTTCGACGATATACGGCCTGTTGGCGCCGAGATGTGTCTGGATGGTTGCGAGCACGTTGCCGACAATGCGCGGAGAGTCGGCCTCATGGCCCCCTATGTCCCCGATCACGCCCTGGTTGGCGTATATCTCGCTCGTCCGAAACTGCGTAAAATTATTATATGTGTTTATCGACAGCCCGGGCACGGCGTAGTTGGCATACTCCTGCCGGGTCGTCAGGTACTCGTAAAACGTATACGGGACGTCCATCATAAAATTTGCCATGGACGACCCGGACGTAAAATAGCAGTTGATCAGCTGATAACCGCCATCATACGACGTCACATAGACATACGGCCCGGACGCCTTTCCGAGCCTGCGCTTTTTGCCCATGCCCGCCGCCGCGCCGCCGTATACAAATACCGCCTTTTTGTAGGCGGCGCCGGTATGCCACGCTCCCGAGTAGTAGCTCGTATCGTAGTCGACCCTTATGCCGATCTCGGTCCCGCGCGTCACCGCCCCGGTCGACGTATCCACCAAGTAGACGTCGGACGCATAGTTATTGCCCTGATATGTCGCCATTACCGACCGCCTGCCCTTCTCTGTTGGCGGGCACTTTGCGCCATATGCACGATGTCGTTAAACTCACGCACGTTTTTTGCGTCGATGGTGACGTAAAACGTATCGCCACCCACGGCCGCGAGCATCCGGCGGGTATCTGCGTTGCTGTATACCCTGGCTCCTCGGCTCAGGTCAACGAGCTCCGGCCCGGCGTCACCGACAACTGCAAGGCCGCCCGGATGGGAGCTGGTACCGGCGGCATATTTGGGGATGGTCGAATTGACCTTGCTGACGTTGGTGCCAATGCTGGACATGGCCCGGTCAAGATCGTTTCCTTTTCCGGCGATTACGGCGATGATAGCGGCCAATGCGATCAACGCGGCCACGACGCCCAGGATGATTGCGGTCGTTTTAAGGCTGGCCGCCGAAAATGTGCCAAAAATGCCTGTCACATCCTTGACCGCCTTAATTACGGCAATTACCGTTATCGTTATTGTGCCAAGTATGGCGACGGTGGCAATCACCTTTGGATCCACTTTGCTTAATGTCTCGACAAGGAGCGTGATTACGGGCAGTAGCGCCATAGCGAGCGTATTTTTTACCGTATCCGCCTGTTTACTAAAACGCTGGAACGCGTCGTCGAGCTGGCCCAGGCGCGCAAGGGTATCCTGGTCCATAACATAACCCATCTTATGGGCCTCATCCGCAAACTCTTTAATTTTTGCGCTGCCAGCCTCGATCAATGGATTGAGCTCGCGCGCAGATTTTCCAAATATTTGCATAGATATTGCATCGCGCTCAGTCTCATTTTTCATGCGACCGAGGCGGTCAATTACGTCATAAAATACATCGTTTGCATCGCGGAGCTGCCCGCCGGCGCCGGAAACACTGACATGCAATTTTCGGTACGCATCGGCCGCGTCGCCGCTGCCCTGCCGGGCAGTATTCATCGAGCGGATCATTTTGGTCATACTTCCGGAGACTGTCTCAAAAGATACGTCCAGCAGCTCAGACGAGTATTCCAACTCCTGTATTTTATCGGTCGTCATGCCCGTGGTACTGCTTAGCGTCATGATATCGTCGGCCGTCTTGGCTGCCTGAAAGCTATAATCAACCAATGTCGATATCGCTTTGACGGTCGCGCCCACAAAAACGACGGTGCTGGCGCTTACCTTGTTAAGGGCATCAATGCCCTTCTGCGCGCCCGCGGGCAAGGTAACGCCGAGCTTTTCGGCCATGCCCTTGATCGTGTCGCCCAGGCCCGAGCTTTTTTCGGTGAGCTTGGCCATAGCTGCCTCATTATCCTTGATCTCCTGCTCGGTTTTGTTTGCGGAGGCAGTCACGTTGTCAAGGTTAGCCTTGAGTTGCTTATATTTTTCACTGGCCGGATCGAGCCCGGCAGCGACGAGTTTATCCAGCTCGGTCTTGATGCTCGCGACGCCCTGCCGCTGCACGTCCAGCGCCTTTTTGAGCTCGTTATTCTTAGCGGTCAGGCTCTCGACACTTTTTTCGTTGGCCCCAAAAGCGGACATGGCGGCATTGGCCTCGGCAGAAACATATTTCATGGACTGTTGCATATTTTTCATGGCGGCGTTAAACTCTTTTTCGCCGCCAACAGTCACGATTGCTCCGATATTAAATGCCATACTGCTCCTTTCCGCCAGTTAAAACGTATCATAGTCGGCTTGTGTTGACTCGCGCTCCGTCTCGCCGCTCATTTCGATCGCCAGGTCGTTTAGCATGCCGATAGTCAGTAAATCAAGATCGGCGACGGTCAGCCCCATTGCAAGAGCGGCACGCAAAGTGCTTTCCGCAGTTACGGGGACGCCGTCGCCCGTCAGTTTTTTTGTGTGCCTTGGATCGATCTCATAAGCATATCGCTTAATTCGGCGAAGCAATTAAATACCGGGAGCCCGGTATCAAACTCGTCATACCATTCCAAGGGCGGCTTGATACCCGGCTCCGCAGCTTTTGCCATGGTCCAAATGAGGTTGTAAATCAGGCTCATATCGAGCGTTTCGTCAAAATACCCGCCGGCGCCCTCCGGATGCCAACTTTTATTGACCACGGCGATATCTGCAAACATATCTCGCCCAAACTGCGCTTTATAATGCAAAGGTAAGGCGGCGGTGGCCTTAAAGCGCACCTGCCGCCCATCGATCGTCAGTATTTTTTCCACGGCTTATGCCCCCTCGGTAAAGACCTGTACCGTCGTATACCACGCGGCCGATGCCGTGGAGAGTGTGTCGGACTTGGTCTTGGCCTTAACGTATCCCGCGCGGTTGGGCCGCGCCTGAATATTTAGCGTATTGGTCTTAACCTCTTTGTTTGTGGTGGCGGTGCCGTCGATATTGGGCCGGGTGACGATGCATTTATAAAACACGTGCTTGATCTGGTGCGCGTCGCCCGTAAACTCAAACAGCAGCGCGATCGGCACCGGCTCGACGGTATTTTTTTCGAAAAGCACTTTATTATCGTCCTCGATTTCGCCGAGGACGTCCTTGGCAAAAGATTCCGGCAGCTCCGCGCACTCCAGGGTCCCGTCGTACCCATTATTTCCGACCGAGGTATAATATTCGCTGTCGTCAGCGATAAATGGCGTCCGGTCGCCCACGGCAGATAGCGTCATATTGACCGCGCCCGGCCAGGGGGCCGGCGTTGTATAGGTGTCGGGAGTGACGCCGGCCCCCTCGGTCAGGACGGCGTAGTGGACGTTTTTAAGACCAAATTTTACTTTGTTACCGGGCATCTAAAGGACCTCCTTTTTTTCGACCGTGATCACATAATGGTGGTGGCCCGTGTCCTGCTCATAGGCCACATAGCCGCGATAGGACAAATAAAAACCTGCCGTTTCCAGCAGGCTTTTCATCTGGTCCTTTTGGGGCTGGTAATTGCCGCGCACGTAAAGATTGACATCCGCGGCGGCGGTTTCGGTCAGCGGCGCGTCGTCCGCGATATCGTCGTTGCGCTCGTCAAGCGGCGTTATGACGATGTAGGCGTCCGGGTATTGCTGTCCCTCCGCAACCGCATACATCCCGACAGCCGGCGTCAGCCCCATGGGCGCGAGCGCGGCGGTGATGGAGGAGATAATATTCATAACTTTTTTGCCTCCTCGTCAAATGTGGCTTGCATCGCGTCTATCGCATCCGCCTCGGCGTTCTCGATCTTACGCCGGACCTCCGGCCTGGCAGGCTGCGGATGATACCCCTGCCGGCCAAACTCGTATACCGCCGCGGCCAGCCCCGCAGGCGCGCCCGACGAGGTTTTCCCGTCGAAAAACACGCGTGCAAACCAGCCGTATTTGTTTTTCTTGGGCTTCGCGACCTTGACATACTTTCCAAAATGCGTTCCGGTCAGGTGCTGTGCGACGGCAGCGGCGGCGGCGGCGAGCATTTTGGGTATAACTTTGTCCCCTGCATCGCCCAGTTTAAGCAGCTTGGTTTCGAGCTCCCGGGGCACCTCAAACCTAAAGCCTGCCACGCCTACCGCCTCCTGCAATTCAGGTCGGTCCGCGTCGGGTCGAGCTCGTAAGTGTTAACCACGTCGTATATGACGCCGCGGTGCTCAAGCTCGGTCTGCCCGGCATATTCCGCCGACTGGACGGTAAACGCGATATCCAGCTGCCTGCCCGCGGCCTGCGCGGCAAAAAAGATCGCGCTCTTTACACTGTGGCGGTTGGCATAGACCTCCGTTTCGGCCGTCGTTTCGACCGGAAATCCGTCGACATACTCGATGGCTTTTGAGCGCAGTTTTACAATGTCAGACCACATACGGGTCGCCCTCCTGCAAAGCAAGAGACGCCTTAAGTCCCTCGTACATCTGCATAAACCGGTCCGCGTTGGGATCGTCCGTCTGCCCATAAGCCCGGCAGAAAAGGATGATTGCCTGTGCTGTGCGCGGATTTGCCGTGTCCTCCGCGGCGTCAATGCCCATTTTTCGCAAGTCGGCGATTGCCGCCAGGATGAGGTCCTGCAGGTCGTCGTCCCTTGCGGTCGTCCGGTAATTGCACGCCGACCGCACTTTGTCTATCAGCGCCATCGGACGCACCTCCTTCCGGCAGCTCTATTAGCCCGCGCATGGCGGCCGAGCTTATGCGCTCCGGGTCGCCGCATGCAAAATCATCACCGGGCAGATAGACCTGCCCGGTGATTTTGTCGTGAAACTCCTTGAGTACCCGCATATTACGCTGCCGGGATGTCGCGGATCAGCGCGAACGCCTTGGTGTCGAGCACGCCGCCGTCTACGATGGCATATGCCACGTAATCGGTCGTGCGGGCCTTGGCGTGGTCCTCACTCACAACCGAGAGCGGCTCGTTGATGTTAAACACCAGCCCCTGCGCAGCATTGCCGATCAGGATATTGGCATTGGTAATGCCCGCGTCGGGTTTGACGACCATGCCAAACATCCTGCCAACGCCCCCGCTCGTCACATCGGGAATAAACAACGGGCGGCCCTGCTCGTCGAGGAGAGTAGCGAGCTGCGTCCAGATGGTGCTGTTTTTCGCGTAGATCGCGCACCCGGACAGGTAGGACGAGTGGATTTTGCTGATCGCCTGCGTCAGCTTGGCGTAGGTCAGCGGCACGGGCGTGGTGGCATGGTCGGGATCGTATGTCACGACCTGCGGGGTGCTCGCCTCAGCCAGCAGCGCGGTTTCCACGCCCTGCGGTTCGGGAGGGGTAGCGGAGGAGCCCGCACCGGACGCCGCGGCGGTACCGAGAGCCACGCCGCAGCGCTCGCCCAGCTCGCCGATGATAAACGGGATAAACTCGGCCATTGCCATGGTTTTGAGTTTCCAGCTCACCGTCACGGCCTTGGAGAGCTCCCGGCCGTTGAGGACCAGCTCGCCGAAATCATTCTGCTCGTCGGCGGTCGCGGTGCTCTCGGCATACCAGTCGGCGTCCCCCGCGGCGATCCCGGTATGCTTTTTGATGGAGAGGATGCCCTTGACGGCAAATTTCTTTGCGTCGGCGTAGAGGGGATACATTTCCTCGGCGCGCTTCCAGATGCCGGCCGCGACAGTCTCGGGGATGAGCACGGAGGTGTTGCCGGTGTCATGGGTATAGGCGTTATTAAACTCAGCGTTTACCCGGTCAAATACAGCCTGCTGGTCCTTGTCGAGCTTCTTACCCTGCATGTAGGCGGCCCATGCGGCAAGATAGCCGTCGTCCTTTTTGCTCGCGGGATCGGCTGTCGAGCCGACCACCTGCGCGCCGGCGGCGGGGATGGACTTATTCGTCAGATCGAGCACCTTGGCGCTGCCCTTGAGCGCGGTCAGGTCGGCATTGGCTTTGGCGACAGCGTCCCACTGATCGTCAAGCGCCGTGATCTCCTTCTGCTTCGCGGCAGATTCCTCCAGCTTGCCCTCGTCGATGAGGGCCTGTGCCTCGTTAAGCAGCGCGTTCCGCTGCTCGATATATTTTTCGTGGGTCATCTGGTAGCTCCTTTCAGCTTCAAAAAATTTTGTTGGGCCTGTACTTTTTGCAGCGCGGCGGTGCCCCGCTCCGTCTCGCCGCCGCGCGCCTTCTCGGGATGGGAGCTCCGCATTTTGCTGATCACCTCCGGCGGGAGCATACTGCACCAGCTCGCCGCCAGCTTTACCTCCTCCGTTGCAAACATGATCTCGTCGATCAATTTATGCTCAAGGGCCTGCTGCGGGGTGAGCCATGTTTCTTTGCCCATCATGTCAAGCAAGTCCTTTTCGGGCATCCCGCTTTTTAAGCGATAGGCGTTGGCGATCGAAATATCCGCGCCCTTGAGGACGTCCGCCATATGCTGCATGTCCCGATGGTCGCCGTCCTGCGACGACGATACGTTATGCAGCATCATCTGCGCCGTGGGAGACATCAGCGTCCTTTTACCCGCCATAGCGACGACCGACGCGGCGCTGGCCGCCAGTCCCACGATGCGCACGGTTACGTTGCCGGCATAGGATTTAAGGGCCGTATAGATCTCGGACCCGGCAAAGACGTTTCCGCCTCCGGAGTTGATTTCTACCTCCAGGTCGCTCCCGTTGGCCGCGGCGATCTCCTCCGCGACGCTCCCCGGGCTGGTCGATGCGATCCCGAAAAAGTCGTAAATCCATTTGTCGTCATTGCTCACGATCACGCCCTTGATGTTGACCTTTGCCAAATTTATTCACCTCCTTTGCCAATAGCGGGCGTGTCGGCCCGCCGCACATATTCATCCCCGCCGTCGCGCGGGGCCATATTCAAAATTTCGCGCACCTCATTGGGGTTCATAATCCCGCGGTCAACATATTGCACCAGGTTAAGCTTGGTCTGCATGCTTGCAAACGTCAGGTTGGACGCTTCAAAAACGATCCGGTTTCCAAAGCCGCGCTCGCGCCGGGAGAAAAGCTTTCGCGTATATTCCTGCGAGAGTTGCACGACGTCCGGCTCCACGCTGCTCTCGTAATAACTGATCCAATCGTCCTCCCCATATTTCCCCTGTACGACTTTGTCGTTGGTGTTAAAAAACGAGTAGATGCGTTGGGTCGTGCGGTCCATTTGCGCGGCGTTTGGGACATAATCCTGTGGTTCAACCTGCTTAGCCTCCATGTTCGAGTCGGTCGCGGCGGCGCCTATCGACTCGCTTTCGGAGCTTAAAAACATGTCGACAAAATCCTTGGCGTTTTTCTTTAGGTCCTCCGGACGTAGGCCGCGGCTGTATTTCAGCAGCCAGCGAATCACATTGGAGTTTTTGATCGCCCTGACAATGCCCTGGTCGGTCGTACTAACGATGTCCATCAGTGGGGTGAGCGCCTCGGCGGGGCTGGTGCCAAAAAATTCGTTGTCATAAAAATCCTTGCGGAGATGGATAATGTCCGAGTATCTAAAAGTCACCGTCGGCCCGCGCTTGAGCGTAAACCGCATAAACAGTTCGCCCGCATCATTCCGGAGTGCCTCGACCATGACGGCCGCGATCGGGTATATCTCCGTGGGGTATCCATTTTCATCCCGGCCGATATAGGCAAAGGCGTTATGATTGAGCTCAAGCTGCGTCGCGAGTTTTTCTTGCAGCATCTGCCCGGTCATAAGCGGGTTGGGCTCCTCGAGCAAAAAACGCATGTAGGCGTCCGGATTAACCGCGATCGACCGTTTCCCGGCAGTGATCGTTTCGCGGATATGCTTGCCGACCGTCTTGCCGATCGCGCGCACCTTGGGGCGGATGGCCGCCCGGACGATATCGGAGCGATACAGATTTCCATTCCATGCGTAAAATCCGTTCCCCTCGTCGGTGACGAGTTTGTATTGCGATACCGTTACCGTTTTGTTTCTCGGCTTAAAAATGCTCAAACTGCCACCTCCTAGATCAGACTCAGGTACTCGTCGCGGTTTCGTTCCAGGACGATGTATGCATCCAGCAGCGACGCCACGCCGTCGATCCTTTTACGCGGGCTGCTTGTTTTGACCAGCGCGTAGTTATCATTGCGGTCGATTTGTACTGCGGCGTTTGCAAGGTTCCATTTCAGGACCGGATTGTTGTTATAGTTGATCTTCTTGGCCGCAAGATCGGCCGCGAAATTTTTCATCGGCCCGCTGAAGGTTTTCGGCCCCTGGATTACCGGGTCGGTGCTGGCCGCCCCAAAGTGCTGCTGCAGCTCGTCCACCAGATACTTCGCGCTCCAGCTGTCATAGCCGATTTTATAAACATAGACGTCCATCTCGTCCTGGACTTCCAGCAGCCATTTTGTGATGTCCTTGTAATCGACCTTGTTCCCCTCGCATAAACGCACAAGGTTCTGGTCGACCCAGGCGTCGTAATAAATCTTATCCTCCTTCACGCGCTGCTCCAAAAGGTCCGCCGGCAGCCAATACATTTGATTGACATATAGCGTTTCATCACCGGGCACACAAAACAGGATCGTCGCGCAGGTCAGGTCCGTAGTGCTCGACAGGTCGATGCCGGCGACGCAATACCGCGGCTTAAGCGCGGCGATGTCATATGTCGCGGTGTTGTTCAGGACCTCAAACGGCAGCCACGCTTCGGACGATGTCTCCCGGATATTAAATTCTTTGCAAACTAAATTTTTAACAAGCTTTGGGTTTGCCTTGGCCTTTTCAACCTTAGCCGCGAGCGTCTTTTCGTTTTTGATCGTCCCAAGCCCGGGGTTCGCCTTTTTCCAGCAGGCCGGGTCGGTCCATTCCTCTCGGCTATCGAGCTCATATACAAACGCGATAAACCGCTCGTCGTGGTAGCCGTTCGGATCAAAATACCCGTTTATGACGCGCTCGGCCTCGTCATATTTTTCGTCGTAGATATCTTCGCGGACCGTGCCGGCCGTGGACGTCGCAAAGATCAACGGCTGTTCCCGCGTGGATACGCCGTCGGCAATGATGTCCCAAAGCGCCCGCCCGTTTTTCCACTGGTGAAACTCGTCCAGCAGGCCGCAGTGGATGTTTAGGCCGTCCAGGGTATCCACGTCCGACGCCAGCGGCTTAAATACGCCGTCGTTATCATCGCACAGCAATTCCGCGACCAGCGCCCGCACCCGGCGCCGCAATGCCGCGGACTTCCTGACCATGCGCCGAGCCTCGAGCCAAATGATTTTGGCTTGATCGCGCTTTGTGGCTACTGCGTATACCTCCGGGCCGGGTTCGCCGTCTGCGAACAGCATATAATTACCGACGATGGAGGCCAAAAGGGATTTGCCGTTCTTCTTCCCTACGATCAGGATGACCTCGCGATACTTACGGTTCCCGTCGATATCGACAAATCCAAAGCTCGTAGCCAGCGCCGCCTTTTCCCATAGTTCAAGCCGGACCGGCTGACCACCCCATTTGCCCTTGGATTGCTTGCAAAAATTTTCTGCAAATTCAAGGATGTGGTTCGCGCGTTTCGGACTGTAGGACCATTCGCCCTGGTGATCCAGGTCGTATATGACCTTCTCATACGTCTTGCGGATCTTCTTGTCGACGACTTCCCGGCCGCTTCGTATCTCCTCCCAGTACTCCCGTATCGGGTTATATGTTCCCGGATACTTAATCATCCCGGTCGCCTACAAATTCGTCAAATCCGTCGCTTGCAACAGTGCCCTTCTCATCCGGAAGCAGGTCGGTCAGCTGCCGGATAATAGCCGAGTAGTTTTTGACCATGGCGTTATACACTTCGACCTCGGAGGATTTCTTCTTGCCGGACTGGTTTGCGCCATTATGGTATTCCTCGGTATAGCCGTTTTCGGAGATGTATTTTTCCAGATCGGCCAGGGCCGCGGACATAAAAGCGGCGCGGGAGATCAGCTTCAAAACCAGCCGCATTCGACGTCCTTCCATGTTCGCATAAAGTTCCCTAAGTCGGCGGTACTCGGCGGACATGCGCGGATCTTCCGGCAGTTCCTTCAAAATGCGTTTATCTTCCGGGTTCAATCGCATGCCGCTCACCTCCTTTTGTCTACACCCCCCGTGCGCGCGGCCTGCGCATCCCTTGGATGGGTAGCTTCCGGTTCAGAAATGCCCGCCCCGCCTTACTTTTTGAGGGGGGCTATTGGTATCACGTCGCCGTCCGGCGTCAGCCGGTATCGCGCGTCCGGAGAAAAAGTTTTTATATTGTGGCACTCCAAACACAAATATTGTAAATTGCTATGGTTAAGCGTGACCTCCGGATCCAATATGTTGTCCGGCGTCAGCTCGATAATATGGTCGACGATATATCCGGGCTCCCTTTGGCATCGCTCGCATATACCGCCGTCGATCGCCTCGCGTCCCGCGATAAACGATGCCCGGCATTTGCGCCAGGCGGTCGATTGATAGAACCCGCGCGCAAACGATCCCGCCATCACAACCGCCTCCATACATCCCGCATCATCGGCCATACTGCCCACTCGAGCCCTGCCAGCGCAATCAGCCCGACCATGGTCAGGGCTACCTGCGCTGCATATGGCATGAGCTGCACGATGCTGGGCCACAGCGCCCAGCACAGAATGCCCGGCACCTCTATGGCGATGATCGCGAGGAGCGATAACTCCATCCAGTCACGAATGAAACGCATATGGGCCTCCTCTGCTGCGCCGCGTACCCGCCTGCCGCATGGCGCATATCCCCCGGCCTCTCGGCCTGCACACCTAAAAGTTTCCCGCGCCACCCGGCAGAGGCGCAGCGCTGCCCCGTAATGCGAGGCATAACAAAGGCGCCCCCTTGTGGGAGCGCCTGTTTACAGCTTGGTATACTAGCATTATACATCGGCAAAAACGAACAAAACGAACATGCTATAAATTTTCTTCGCAATATCGTTTCACACGCATTCGGGCAACGTCTGCGCACGGATGCCCGTATACCGCCTGCGCCGCCGACGCCCACGACCGGCCGTCAAGGTAATGGTATCGTATCAGCTGCCGTGTCCTGCTGTCCTGCACCGTGGCGATCCACGCCTCGATCTCGGCAAGCTCCCGGGCAAGCTCGGCGCGCTGCCGCTCCAACAGCCCCGCGGTCATCGCCAGGTGCCGCGCGGTCCTCTCCGGGTAGCCCCGGACCGTCACGGTATGCTCGGTATACGGATACTCGGGCAGCGAAGCTTTGACCGTATCGCTTACGCGGCCGCGCGCCCGGTCCTCCAGCTGCCTGATACGCCGCTCCAGATCGGCCGCCTCCTTGCGCTGCGCCGCGTATTGCTCGAGTTGCTTGATCGTCACCCAATCACCCCTATCGTCCTGGTCGCATGCCCTTATGCCGGTCGTGCTTATTCCGCTTACTGCCCGTCCATGCGAGCGCCGCAGGATGGGCAGTATCTATGTCGTGGATCCCGATGGTCTAATGCTAGGCACTCGCTGCAATAATACAGACCATCAACGTTTTCGTCATCGATCCATCGCCCATGCACCACAGGCGCGGCCGGGGCGGCGGGCAGGGGCATCCAGTGGGTAACCTCGCGAGCCCTGCCCTGACTGTCTTTCCAGCCTGCGAGATTATCGCCCAGATAACCGTAGTGTCCAAAATCAATACAACGCCCGAGTGTCTGCCGCTTGAAGTAAATCAGTACTCTTGTGTGGAGCTTCGGCAATCTCTCGCTCACGGGTATCCACCGTCCCGCCTCCCGCAGCGCGGCAAGCTCGGCCTGTATGGCTTCCTCTTTTTGTTTCAAGAAACCTGCAAACCATTCCGTTGTGCCGATTTCCTTTGGCTCGGATGGATATGTGTGCTCTTTCCATGCTGTATCCGGCGCTACAACATGCCTTCCCCATGGCAAGAACCGCGACATGTCCCATACGAATCCCAGGCCATCATGCCAGTGCGCGTAATAAAAATTGTCAACGCGATGCCCCAGCAGATACGAATCTTCCGATTCACAGTAGTAAAACTTGAAGTCAGGCGGCTCGTTTTTCAACATAGTCAGCTCGGCCTCGGTCTTTTCCAGCGCGTCGGCCAGCTCATGCACTTTACGCATAAGCTGAGGCCCGACATTGCCACGCTTATAATCGGCATCGGCCAGCTCCCGCGCCTCGGTGATCAGTTCTTTGTACATGCCTTGCGTCCTCCGTTCTGCCTGCATAAGACCACCAAATCACCATCACAATCTTTCACGAAGCTTTGATAGGGACACGATTTTTGAGATACGCAACGTACCATATAATCACCGTCGCAATCTCGCGCAACCTTTCTGTTATTGCAATTCCCGATGTTATTAAGGCTTCCCCCGCAAATCATTCCCCTCGCTCCTTTCCGGCTTGCGGCGGTAGATACGCCCGTCGTTTGCAATTATGTGTTTCGCCGATATCGCCCCGAACGGCGTCCATAGGCGCACATCCTCCGGGAGATTAACATCGAGCAATACCGTGCGGTACTCCTTCATCGGCTCAAGCCACACGATATCACGGTCCATCCCCCGCAGCTCCTCCAGCGTCAGCGGATCGTTCGGCTGGGCGTTCAGGGATTCGATCAAGTCGGCGGCATCAAGTTTTAGTGTTTCGTCGCCATCATCTTCGCAAATATCGTGCTTTGGGCAATCTGTTGGGCATAAATCTCCCGTTTTTACCCCTGCACATGTCCGCAGTGCCCGTACGATTTCGTCAGCGTTCATAGAAGCCTCCTTATAAGCGTTACAAGAATTATCGTGGCGCATACTGCCCACACAATGACAACGATAGCTTCATCAGTCATCCTGTTTGCCCTCCCCGGCCTGCGCGGCCTTGCGTGCCTTGATAATCTTCGTGCGTATATTTGTCCCGCTAGCCTTGAAAGCTCCTTCCGGCACGTCAAAAACTTCGGCGTTCGCCTCACTTGCCCACTCGCGAAACCCCGTGGATAAACGATTATCACGGAACCACGGCGACGGGCTCATGATAGCGACCAATATGCCACCCGGCCGTAGCACCTTCCACGCTTCCATGACGTGAATAATATCCTGCTGCTTGGTGAACGGCGGATTCATTACCACCCTGTTTACACTAATTTTTTCGGCCAGCCCCAGTCCAAGAAAATCTCCGCATTCGGCAACCACTATAGTATCAAGGGCATCATTTAGCGCGTTAAGTGCTGGCACCATCGCGCCGTTGATCTCCACGGCATAAACGCTCTGCGGCGTATATGGCAACATTGCCTTTATGAGCGCACCCTCGCCCGCCGAGGGTTCCAGCACGCGGCTGTGCGCGTTGAGTTCTGCTATTTCACACACCTGCGCCGCAAGATTCGGTGGTGTCGGAAAATACTGAAAAATCTGTCGATCGCTCTTAGCCTTAGTGGTTTCGCCAGTAGCGACAAGCGCTTCCAAAAGCTCGGCAGCGTCACCATCGAACGTGTGCCCCTTGGCCTTCCTGTTCCACTTTCCGCCTATGCTTTCAAGACAGTCGTTGACCACAAGATATGTTTTTCGGTCGAGCTGCGCACCGGGCAGATACGCAACATTGCCCTCGGTTCGGCATTCCGCCAATATCGCCAAAATGTTATCCTGTATTTTCATTCCGCCTCTCCTTTCCCGGCCTCCTGTGCATCGGCATTCTCCCGTTTGGCAGCGAACCAAAATCCATCAACACCGCCAACACTTCCACAGCCTCCGTTTAAAAGGTCTGAATCGGTGACTTTGTGCGCATTATCGCAACCCGCTTCAAAATCACAATTTCTGCATTCGATTTTCATAAGTTTTTCTCCCTTCTGATTCCCGACCTCCTGTGGGCCGCGCCAGTCAAAATCATGGCATTTGCCTATATGGCTATCCTGCCTTTTGCACACATCGTTATTGAGGCATACCTTACAACCATATCGTCCAGCACAATGGATATATTGCATATCCTCCACCGCCGCCTGCTCCCTGCGCTGGGAGGCGGCGAGCCGTGGATCGTCCAGCCCAAGCGCAGCATATCGTGCAAAATGCGGCACATCATCACCCGGAAGATAAGTAAGGTCGAGGACATATGTAATCTTGCGGCGCATTTGTTGTCCGGTATAGTCCAGCTTGGAAGGGTCCCAACGCCGGAGTAACAAAGTATCGCCAACCCTATACGGCCTATCCCACTTTCGGATTTCAAACGGCTTATCGCCGCATTCCACGGCATCGTAGTAATCCGGCCAGCATTTTAATTCGTGCTCCATCGGCTCACGCGTCCTGATCTCCTGTATGCGCTCCTGGTCAGTCATGGGTGGCCTCCTTTACCCGCGGGAACCAATGCGATTCGCCCAGGATCGCGGCCAGCCAGGCGTCCATGGGGCCAACGACCTGCCGCACTTGATACAGCCAGTAAAAGGCACACGTCCGATCATCTGCCTGGAATGCCTCGTCATTTTCCGCGCAGATAATGATCTCCTTTCCCGCGGCCGCGGCCATGCCCAGCTCGGCATGCGTCCCCCGACCACCCGGCAGGATCACGATCACCAGGTCGGCGTCCTTGACGCCCTGCTTTTCGGCCTCGGCCACTTGACGTAACCGCACCTCGCCATCGCCCTTGACGCTGCCGTGCTCGGTCCAGTCGTATGTCTGCGTATGGCCGGCAGCTGTCAGCACCGCCGCTACGCGCTTGACCACCTCGGCGTTCTCCAGCCGGGACGCGATGTAAAATTTCATGGTCCATTCCCTTCCCCCCGCGCCATGCGCGAAAATACAGTTTTATACAGCGTCGCATAACGTCTGTATGACGGTCTGCACATCCTCGAGGCTGCGGACCACGCTTGTCACCGCGCCGGCCCGCGTCAGTTTGCCCATCACCGATAGCTGCAGCGGCGTCGCCTTGCCGCCCGGACGCTTGACCTCGAAAAAGTAAGCATGCCCGCTCTCGATGTGGAGCACATCCGGCAGTCCCGGCATGGAGTACGGCCCGGCGGCCAGTTTGACCGTAAAGCTCCCCGGCCGCTTGCGCAGCCATCTAAGAATCTCCGCCTGTATATCCCGCTCCAGCGGGGCGTCAGTCTTTCCAGGGCAGCTCACTGCGCGGCACCACCTCTCCGGGGATCTCGTCCCATATGGTTTTCTGCGCCGGCGGCGCGTTGACGTATTGGTTAAACGCGAGGTATGCCTCGCGGTATTTGGGCAGGAGCACCTTAAACTCGGCGAGCTTGTTGAGCGCCGCAGCCGCGGTGAGCGCGATCTCGAACCGCTCCATGGTCCGCAGAAGCTGCGGCCGGTCCAGCTCGCATTTCGCGAAGTAGTCCGTGCCCTGTGGCCAGGGCAGGCGGATCATCTCCATGATCAGCGCCGTCAGCTGCTTTACGGGCGCCGCGTCGTCCTCGGCCAGCTCGCGCTCCAGCAGGTTGATCTCCGCGCATATCCCGTCGTAGGTGGTGCGCGTCCTGGCGATCACCTCGGCGCCGAGGCCGTCCGCCTTGGCTTTTCGGGCGCGGAGGGCCTCGAGCTGATACTGCTTTTTCCTGCGGTCGATAGGGGTCATGGCCATATCCTCCTTAAAAAGTGGGATAAGTGGGAACCCGGTGGGAACCTTTTTTCAATCAAAAACCTAGATATTATGGGCGTTTCACGGCTCCGGTTCCCACTTTCCCACTTTTCCACCAATTTCAACATGCCCTTATATACATATCTTTTTTTTATTTCTATTTCAAAAAAGTCTCGCGCGTTATGTACCCTCTGAAAAGGTGGGAACAGTGGGAACTATATATATATATTTATAAAAAATATAGATAAATAGGGGCCAAAACCGGTTCCCACCCGGTTCCCACTTTGCCCGTTTCGGTTCCCACTTTCATATCAAAGTGGGAACCGATCGGGGAGCGGATACGTAAACTCGCACACGCGTGGATTGGTGCCGCCTATTTTGCGCCGGACCGTATAGCGGTCCTTGCCTCCCTCGTGGGCGGTGCGCATCAGCCCATGGTCTACAAAGCCCCGAAAGCTTTTAATCGGGCTGAACCCGGCTTCGCGCAGCGCGTCCGACAAGGAGCTGGGTATCGCGCATAATAGTCCCGTCTGATCCCCCTCGCCTATCAGCAGATATCCCAGCCTCGGCGCGTTGCCCGTGTAGTCCGGCATAAACCGCATCTTGTTGCCCTCGACCCAGTCGCATACAAAATCCCATGCCCGCCGGATCGGATCGATTTCCGCGGCCTTCTCCAGGCGCTCCAACAGCTCCATCGCGAGCACCAGCGCCTCGGCGCGGGCCTGCATGGGGTCCTCGCCAAACACCAGGACGCTGCTGTAGTAGTCGCCCAGCGCCAGCATGGCGACATTGTTGATATGCTTGTCGGTATAGTCGCTGTCGCGGATCTCCGCGCGCAGCTCCTGCCACATCCGCTTGACCTCCTGGCGGGCATCCGGCAGAGCCATAAGCGCGGCTATATATGCACGTCCTGCGTGTCCGTAGGTATCACTTATGCTTATGGCTACATTGGCTGGGTCTGCGCCGCAGTAGGCGCCGGCGTCCATGTAAAACTCAAGTACCCGATTTTGCGCGCCGCCCTGCGTGTTGGCCTGCGCGATCGGCGTCTCGCCCGATGTGATAAAAATGTTGTGCCACTCGCGCTCGGCCTCGACGCCACCGCCCATCGTGCCGCGGCCCTTGCCCTTGCCGAGCGACAGCATGTATATGATCGCCTCGATGGGCACATTGCGCTGCTGCAGGGCTTGCAGCTCGTCCAGGCAGACCGGGAGCGAGTGGAAAAACCCGGCGTGCCGCTCCAGCCCGACCATCGTTGTGTTGAGCGTCTTGATCAGCTGCGCGGGGTTGCCCCATGCTGAGAGCGCGACTTGCTGCGCGACGGTCTTGCCCGTCCCGCTGTCGCCCCACAGATGGACAAAAAACGGCTGATAGCCCATCATGGCCACAAGCGGCGAGCCAAACGACGCGGCGAGCACGGTGCGCAGCAGCACCGATCGCTCGCGCAGCGGGCGCACGAGCTTGAGCCAGTCGGCATACTCGCCGGACGCGTGCACGGCCCGGTAGATAGACTGGTATGCCAGCTCCCCGTCGTAAGCGATGCCGTCGGCGTAGGGCGCAAACTGGTCCCCGCCGATCCAGCCGAGGCGGGAGATAGAGCGCCGCACCGGCAGCCGCTCCTGGTTCGCCGTCGCAAACTCCGCAAGGTAAGAGACCAAAAGCTTGGAGCTCTCGCTCGTCACCTGCAGGCCGAAATTAGCGAGCTGCACGATACTTGTTTTGTTGGCCGCGGTCGCGGCGTCGACCACCACGTCGCGCCATTCGCCGTCGCGGCGGAACGCGACGCGCAGTTTCTCCGTGCCGCTGTCGATATTGTGCAGCCGCTCGGTCAGTATTACGGGGTGCGGACAGGCGGTGAGCACGGTCACGTCCTGGCCGCGGTCGTCGTACTTAAATATCTGGCCCGTGGGCGACATGCGCCAGTCCCCGGGCATGACGAGCCCCTTGACGGGGATATCCGGCAGCTGACGATCGAGTGTCGTATCATGCTCTGCTTTGCCCTTGACGATCGTCAATCCCCGTTGCCTGGCCTTATATGCGGCGACGCTCTTGCGCCAGTCGGCGGCCTTGTAGCCCTCGGCCGCGCGCACCTCATTGAGGGCGGTTACATACAGCGAGCTGTTGGCGCGCTCCAGGCCTACGACGAGCCCGACAACCGCGTCGGAGTAGTAGTCTTCCTGTCCCAGCAGCGCCTTGAGCCGCTCAAGCGCGTCAGTCTCGTTCTCCTGCGGGGGCGGCGGGGCGCTGCGCTCCGCGTCGGCCCGGGACAAGCCGATCTCGCCCGGCTGATATTTGGCGGCGCTGCGCGCGATGGTCTCCACCTCGCGGTCGGGCAGCGGCGGCTTGCAGCGCACGCGGTTTTCCTCGCGCAGCGCCGCCATGAGCGCGGCGTCCGAAAGCCCGCGGGCCCGCATGGAGGCGGCCAGCTTAAACATCATGTCGTTGCGCTCTCCCTGCCCAAACTCGGCGGGCAGATCCACGGGCTCATACTGCCGCGGCGCCGGAGCGACGATATCCAGCCACTCCTCCGGCAGTTCCGCGATCGATATCTCCTCGGGATGATGCGCGGCCTCCCATACGTAGGCATGGCCGCTGATGTGATTGGATGGTTCCGCGACGATATATCCGTCGTCGCCGCGTATGTCCACGCCGGGCACTACGTTTACCTTATTAGGCACTTTCTCCATGTCCGGCCGCAGGAAAAGCAGGTGGCGGCCGCCGCCGCCGGTGAGCTGCTCCCATGTTTCCGGCAGCGGGCCTAGGTCCGCCTCCAGCGTCTCAAGGCTCGATTCTCCGTCGTGCCGCACGTCTATATCAAGCGCGATAAGTCCTGACGCGCGTCCGGTAACAATGCCTATATTGGCGTTGGGCCACTTGCGCCACCACTCGGAGATCTGCCCGGGATCTTTGGTCGCCTCCTTGAGGCCCGTTTTTGTCCGCGGATGCTTTCCGGGCTGCTGGCAATCCTCCCTGCCGCAGCTGCACCCACCGTTGACGATCGAGTGCAGCGGCAGCACCGACATCCCCCGGCGCGCATATGACAGCGCTGCGTCGCACAGCGCGTTATTGCTCAAATCCCATCACCTCTTTTCGCGTATTCCCGGGCGGCCGGCGCGCGGCCGCCCGGTTGGATACAGCTGTCGAGGATCAGTAGAGCTCGCCGGTCTCGGGGTCCATGGAGCCGGTGGTTGACGCACCTGGTATGTTGTAGTCGCCCTCGGGGGCGCTGCGATCAGCGCGCAGCTGCTTGATGCTGCTGCGGATCTCCGCGGCGTACTGTTTGCCCGTCTCGGCGAGCGCCGGGGCCAGGGTACCCGTCATACGAAACACCGCAACCGAGTAGGTGTTGCCGTTGCCCTCCTGCTTTTTGAGGCTGACCTGCGTGCGTACGCCGGACAGCGCGCGCCCCGCGAAGCGGATGTTATTGGCATAAACCTGGAACGCTTTTAGGCTGGTGGGCGGCAGGCTGATCAGCAGCGGCAGCATATCTCCGTCGCGCAGGAGGTAGATGTTGCGCATGTTTTTGCAGGCCTTGCCGAGGCCGCCCTCACCGCTGCCGAACTGGTTGTAAGGGCAGGCCGCGCACGCGCCGCCCGGCGCTCCGTAACCGGTATGCCCGTCCTGGCTGGAGCAGTCCGGCGGCGAGCCGCTGCCGTCGGTGTCCTCCCAGTAGGCATTGGCATTGTGCTGATAGACGATCACGCCCTCGATGGTTTTGCTTGCGATCGGGTCGTCGGGATCGTCCGGGTTCGGCAATTCAAAAGCGAGCGCGCCGCCCGCGGGGATCTTCACGCGCGGGAACTCCGGCGCGATATCCTCATACTCGGACGGGTCGTAAGCATCCACGCCGATCGACGGAAAACGAAACTGATCGAGGGTTGCGATGGCGGTTGACGTATTAGACATGATTATAGCTCCTTTCGATTTTTACGGCCCGGCGGGCCGTATATTTATGCTGTATAATTGTAACTTTATGCTTTTCTCGTCGCGATCTCTGGCTTGGAGTAGGTGCTCACAAGCTCCGTGATCCATGCGGGCGCCTGCCCGCCGCTGTCGGCGATCTGCTCTTTGACAAAGGCCGTGAGCGTCTGCGAGTTGATCGTCGGCTTGACGATGTACCCCAGTTTGCGGGCCCGCAGGCGCTTGATGAATTTCTCACGGTTTTCTGCGGGCAGGGAGGCATGCAGCGTCACCTTGACGTAAAAGGTGCTGCCGAACGCCGAGAATTTCTCCATGCCGCTCTCGTCCATTTCGGCGACCATGCGATCGGATAGCGCGTCGATCTGCTCGCCGAGCCCCTTGGCCGTCTCCTCAAAATCCTTCTTCTGCTGCTTGAGATCGAGCAGCCGCCGGCCCATCGCCAGCAGGTCATTGGGTTGTGCCTCCATTATTTGATCCCTCCTTTTATGCTAAAAAATGTTCTCCAGTTGTCGACGACGGCGTCGGCTATGCTGCGTTTCTCGGCGAGCGTTTTAAGCACCGCCTCGTCGATCGTATCCTTGGCGACCAGGTGCAGATAGGTACAGGGGCGGTGCTGCCCGATGCGGTGTATTCGCGCTTTGGCCTGATCGTAGTTGTTGTAGCTGTAGTCGAGCGAGTAAAAGATCGCCGTGCTGGCGGCGTGGAGCGTGATCCCCGCGCCGGCGCACTGGATCTGCGCAATAAAGAGTCTGACGCCCGGGTCCGTCTGAAACGCGCTGACAGCCTCGCCGCGCTTGTCTCCCGGGATATCGCCCCAGATCCCGCGGTATCCCCCTGCGCCGACGAACTCAGCGGCCAGCGCGCAGATCTCGGCGATCTCGGCCCGGAACCGGCAGAAAATGACCGCCTTTTCTCCGCGCTCGAGTAGGTCCTCCAGCGTCTCCTTGAGGAGCAGACGCTTGGCGTCGCTTACCTTGGTCAGAACGTCGTCGTCGGGCGCGAGATACCCGCCGGTGAGCTGAGAGAGGCGCAGCATCTGCGTGACCACCTGCGGCGCCGTAACGCGCTTGAGCGCGGAGATCTCCGCGACGCGGTCGCGCACCAGCTCCTTGTACAGCTTAGCCGCCCTGGGCTCCAGCTCGCAGTACAGCGTCTCGTCGATGCGGTCCGGCAGATCCAGCGCCTGCGCCTTGGTGACGCGGTGGGCTATGCTGTGCGCCTTTTGGGTGAGATCGTCGAGACACTTATACTTGACGATCTCATATCCGCCGTACCCGCCCATGACGGCGTAGTGGTTGCGAAACGCATAGTAGCTGCGCTCGAAAAGCCCGGGCTTGAGAAACTGGTATTGGCTCCAAAAGTCGAGCGGGGTATTGCTGACCGGAGTGCCGGTGAGTATCATGCGGTACCGGGCGCGCTGCCCCAGCTTGTGCATAACCTTGGATTGCTTGGCTGTGGGCGTCTTGATGCGCTGGCTTTCGTCGCAGATGATCATATCGGGCGCCCAGGCGGTCAGCTCGCCCTCCAGCAGCCGCACCGCTTCGTAATTGATGACTACTGCCTCCAGCTGCACTCCGCCTCCGCGGGCAAGGTCTGCGAGCTGCTGCGCCCGGCGGCGCGTATCTCCCTGCAGGAGCGTTACGCGGTGCGGCACGGTGCTGTAGTCCCTAAACTCCCGTTCCCATACCGGGAGCACCGCGAGCGGGGCGACGATCAACAATTTGCGGATCTGTCCGTCGAGATACCGCCGGCCCACCGCGGCGATGGCCGTCAAACTCTTGCCGCATCCTTGCTCGTGCAACAAGGCGGACGCCGGCTCCGTGATCGCGAGATTGTATGCGGCGATCTGGTGGGCATAGGGCTTTGCGCGTATCGGCATGGGTCGCAGCGGCGCTGCGCCGGCGAGGTCCGCGTCTTGCATCTCGACCGGCGCGAGCCGGGCCAGTTCCTCCGGCAGCGGCACGCCGGGAACGCGGCGCAGTGCGTCTGCCGCCGTCGCGGTGCAGGGTATGCGCCAGCATCGCTGCATCGGGTCCCAGCGCGCGCCCGGGATGCCCTTGATCGCCTCGCGGTATTTGGGCGCCGCGTAAAGAGATACTGTGCTTGCCTCCATGGCTCCTCCTAAAACGGCAACTCTCCGATCGCCGCGCATCCCGCCTCATACCAGCGCTCAATGATATCCCCGCCGCGGCCCCAGGCGCGCATATTGTCGCGGTTGTCCTCGGGCGTGCAAAGGCGTAAATTTACGCTGCAGCGATTGTCCAGCCCATCATGGTTGATATGGTCCACCTCCATATCCTCGGGCGGCTCCATCAGCAACCGGTGCAGCCGGACAGTGCGGCGGTCCTTGCGCGTCGTGTAGATCGTGATCGCGGCGTAATATGTCCACGCGCGCTTTTGGGCGTACCAGGTGCCGGGCACCGCGGCCACCCGGGGCAGGTCGGCGGCGTCGATCAGCGTTGCCCGCTCCCGGCCGCCGCCGGCCAGATAGATCACGGCGTACCCGCCGGGCAGCAGTTCATAGCGATTGGTCACCGCAGGCCTCCGGCTGATAAGTCTCCAGTTGCACCATCGGCCACTCGCAATCGCTCTGCAGGTCCTTGGCGACCGCCAGCGGCAGATTGGTCAGCCCGTCGCCGGCGACGACGATCGTGCCGTACAGCAGATGCCCGTCGACGATGCGATTGGGCGCCGCTCCCGAGGCCTCCGCGTCGCAGCGGGTGACGATCATCAGATCGCGGCCCCGCCAGCGGTATTGCCGGGCGTCGAGATAGCCGCCGACGGCTACCCGGACGCTGCTGACGTCCTCCAGGGCGACGATGCGCGGCCATTTCTGGCCGGGCTCCATGATGATGGTGCGCATAGGCTACTCCTCCGTTTCGATAAGCTGCCCATCCTTGAGCGTATACCAGGTATCGGCCTTGATGGTTTTGCCGTCCACCCTAACCGCACGCCAATCCGCGATATCATAACTGTCTTCCATCTCGACGCAGATCACCAGGATGGCGCCGAGGCCACCCCTGGCCTTGATCCCGTTGCCGCGAACGAGCCCTGAGCCGTTTGCGCCAACGCTCACAGATCCGCGGGATGTGGCCGCGCCGGAGTCGCCCGCGGTGGCCGCGCCGGAGTCGCCCGCGGTGGCCGCGCCGGAGTCGCCCGCGGTGGCCGCGCCGGAGTCGCCCGCGGTGGCCGCGCCTTTGTAACCCGCGGTGGCCGCGCCTTTGTAACCCGCGGTGGCCGCGCCGGAGTCGCCCGCGGTGGCCGCGCCGGAGTCGCCCG